AGCACGATGCCGTTACGTGAAAGGCATCGTGCTATGAAGGGAGATTCTATCGATGTGGTCAATGGAAGACGGTGACCAGGGATAGGGCTTATGCATAAAAAATAAGCCCGTGTAAGGGAGATTTAGGGTGTCACCAGTAGGGGCTTTCAACGGTACAATGCGGGTTTGAGCGGCATAAATTACCACTGAAAGCCCTTAAACGTTACTCTACTGTGGACACTGTGTGGACACTCTCGGCCTCAGTACCACCTCTTAGCGGATTAAGAGAAATGGCGTCCTGAAGGTACTCTGGCGCAAAATGAGCGTAAACCATAGTTTGCTCAATCCGCGTGTGGCCTAGTATCCGTTGTAGCGTGATAATACTTCCTCCATTAATCATGAAATGAGTGGCAAAGCTGTGCCTTAGTGCATGTGTGGCTTGCCCCGTTGGCAAATCCGGTTTTATTGCTTTCATTGTTCGTCTGAAGCGAGGGTAATCAGCATCAGGGAATAAAAAACCTCGTTTGTTATCCGCGATCATTTTGGCAACAGCCTCTGAGATCGGGACGGTGCGTGGTTTGTTTGTTTTCGTTTTAACAAACGTGACGCGGTTATGGATGATATTTTCTGCTTTCAAACGAGCTGCTTCTCCCCAACGTGCTCCAGTACTCAGGCAAAGAATCGCAATCTTTTTATTGTCGCCGTCAAGAGCAGCAAGCAGTAAGGCAATTTCTTCCTGCGTGAGATAGCCTGTGTCTGGTTTTTCCTCCTTAAGCCTTTTTGTCCCTCTGATAGGGTGCTCACCAAAGAATAACTCCGCTTCAATCAGGGCTGTAAACATGCCGCTAATACATGTTAAATCACGATTGATACTCGAAGGTTTAATACCCTGACTTCTTCGGGTGGCGCAGTACTGGCTGATAAGCGATTTCGTAATTTGAAATGCGCATGGGTCATTCGTTATTTTTGTGAAGATTTCAATTTTTCCAAGATTAGATTTCCCATGCTCTTCGTGTTTACCCTTTAAATCCCACCAGATCTGTGTCAGCTCCGACAGACGTCGCTTGTCTGTTGGTTTTGATAGCCATTCTTTATTGTGGTGGTTGTACAACGTGTATTTCTCGAAAGCGACAGCTTCGCTTTTCTTATCAAACTTCCTACGTATGCGTTTTCCATTACGTCCAGTAGGGCGGATGTCCACTTCATATCGACCATCATCGAGTTTTTTGATTGCCATCAGAAAACCCTCCGAGTGGTGTGTTTTTTGGCGACTACTAATCGCTTTTTTCGTGGTGGCTGAAATTTAGCCACCAATAGTAGGCACTTGTGATGAATATATTCACGATGAATTGTTAACCAGTCTTTTGACCGGAGTGGGGCGACGTTGTTTCGTTTTGCCCAAAGTGTGCGAGAGCGGGCGCAATTTGCCCGGACTCAGGAGCGATCTGATTGGTCATGAACCATAAAGTGTATTTGGTGAATTGTGGGGTCTGCAGGATGTTCATCATGACATCTGTTGGAGGTGTTGAACGACCACTTTCATAGTAACTCAGCGTGCCATACGGAACCCCTGTTAAATCAGCAAGTTGTTGTCTGCTCAAATACTCTGATTTTCGCATTAAGACTATCTTCTCGCTTATCGTGTTTGACATGGTGTTTAGATCTCAATAGTATTTAGTTTAGATGTAGATTGTTTAGTGCTTGGATGTGGGCACTAAAAGGCATTATAAGGCATTAAACGCAATTCATGAGGGCTGGAGGACGACATGAGCAAGCAAGTAACACTCATGACTGATGCGATTCCTTATCAGGAGTTCGCAAAACTAATAGGAAAATCGACAGGAGCGGTTCGTCGGATGATCGATAAAGGAAAGCTGCCTGTAATTGATATGACCGATCCACAATCAGCTTCAGGTCGTGCAGGTGAATATTGGGTATACCTTCCGGCATGGAATAACGGACTAAAACTGGCTTATGAAAGCCGCCCTAAAGAGATTCGTGACGGCTGGTTGATGTGGTTAGGTCTCGGTGAACCACGTTAAGGAGAACCGTATGAATGAGCCTCGTTGTATTGCTCAGTTACTGCGTAACGAAAGCTCCAGGGCGATTGACTTCACCATCACCCACGGTAAGGGGCGTAAGGGAATCATTATCCGCACCAAAAAACAGAGTCCGTTAAAGAAGGCTCTGACCTTTCTGAAAAGCCGGAGGGTATGGAAATGACAGTGATGACGCTCAATCTCGTTGAAAAACAGCCAGCAACTATGCGCCGGATAATTGGTAAGCATCTGGCTGTCCCTCGCTGGCAGGAGACATGCGATTATTATAATCAGATGATGGAACGCGAACGGCTAACGGTTTGCTTTCATGCGCAGTTAAAACAGCGTCACGCAACGATGCGTTTTGAAGAAATGAACGACGTCGAACGTGAACGACTGGTATGTGCAATTGATGAATTGCGCGGGGCATTCTCAAAACGCCGTCAGGTTGGCGCAAGTGAGTATGCATATATTAGTTTTTTAACAGTCAGTCAGCGTCGCACTTTATTTATGCACGCACGACTGACAGAAAAAGAATTTAACCAGCCATACTGGCGAATTAATGAAGAGTCATGTTACTGGCGTGATGCTTTATTCCGTGCATTACGTGAATTATTCAGCCTGTTTGAGTATGCACCGACAATTCTGACGTCGGTAAAACCAGAGCAATATCTGCATTAAGTAATTAACCAGAGTTTTTAACGCACTTAATTGTGCGGGGCTTTTTTTTGCCTGGAGAAAGTCATGCATACAGTTTCTGAAAATCAGTGCGGTAAATACGCATTACTGCTGCAACAGGCCAGAACCGAAGCACAGGCCGACGCGGCGACGCGCTTTTCTTCTCATCTTGACGCCATGATTCGCCACATCACAAAGGCGGAGTTATCCCGCGTGGAGATAGTCGAGCTGCTCAGTCAGGAGTCGGAAAAATTTCACAATATCGGATTGTCTCGCGGGGAGGTACTTTGATGTCCTGTTCTCATTCAGTTGTATTACTGAATAACGCCTTAAAAATCGCCGTTATGAAAAATGGCGATTTGTCTCTTATTCAACTTTGTCTTGATAAAGAAAAACGCGACATAACTGAATCTGTTATCGCGATTTATCAGAATGAATTAAACCTCCTGTCTGATGTGGTCAATTTACTTGTTAAACGCGCTGTATTCCACAAGCAAATTTCCTCAGTGGATGAACTGACACAATTAACGACAGAAATCGCCAGCTATTGCGCTGATGAATTTAAGAAACTGAACGACAAAAGGAGCTGGTAATGCCGGACAACGTGGATTTTATTCAGGAACAACAGGCTGAATTACTGGAGCGCCAGATTAACGCGGCAAGGGTAAAACATTATGGTGCTTCTGCGCTGGTTTGCGAAGAGTGTGATGCGCCAATACCTGCTGCCCGTCGTGCGGCTTATCCGTCAGCCACGAGTTGTGTTTCCTGTCAGTCAGTCTTTGAAGCAAAAAACAAACATTACCGGAGAACGGCATGAGTATTCGTATTGAAATTGGCGAACGTTATGTCGTTACCAGTGACAGCTTTCAGTTTATTCTCCACGAGAAAAAGAGAGCGGAAAGCGGTAAAAACGCCGGTCAGGAATGGCTGGCGGTGGTTGGTTATTACCCGAAATTAAGTCAGCTCGTTTCCGGCCTGATGCATCACGATATTCTGACCGGAAGCGCAAAATCTTTTGCCGATTTAAACGCGCAGGTTGAGCAACTCAGCAGGCGTTGTTCAGAGGCTTTTGGCTCATATGGCCGTTAAAGCCTCCGGGCGTTTTGTCCCTCCGTCAGCATTTGCTGCAGGCACCGGTAAGGCGTTTACCGGTGCTTATGCATGGAACGCGCCACGCGAGGCTGTCGGGCGCGAAAGACCCCTTACACGTGACGAGATGCGTCAGGTGCAAGGTGTTTTATCCACGATTAACCGCCTGCCTTACTTTTTGCGCTCGCTGTTTACGTCACGCTATGACTACATCCGGCGCAATAAAAGCCCGGTGCACGGGTTTTATTTCCTCACATCCACTTTTCAGCGTCGTTTATGGCCGCGCATTGAGCGTGTGAATCAGCGCCATGAAATGAACACCGACGCGTCGATGCTGTTTCTGGCTGAGCGTGACCACTATGCGCGCCTGCCGGGGATGAATGACAAGGAGCTGAAAAAGTTTGCCGCCCGTATCTCATCGCAGCTTTTCATGATGTATGAGGAACTCTGCGATGCATGGGTTGATGCACATGGCGAGAAAGAATCGCTGTTTACGGATGAGGCGCAGGCGCATCTGTATGGTCATGTTGCTGGCGCTGCACGTGCTTTCAATATTTCCCCGCTCTACTGGAAAAAATACCGTAAAGGACAGATGACCACGAGGCAGGCATATTCTGCCATTGCCCGTCTGTTTAACGATGAGTGGTGGACTCATCAGCTTAAAGGCCAGCGTATGCGCTGGCATGAGGCGTTACTGATTGCTGTCGGGGAGGTCAATAAAGACCGTTCTCCTTATGCCAGTAAACATGCCATTCGTGATGTGCGTGCACGCCGCCAGGCAAATCTGGAATTTCTTAAATCGTGTGACCTCGAAAACAGGGAAACCGGCGAGCGCATCGACCTTATCAGTAAGGTGATGGGCAGTATTTCTAATCCTGAAATTCGCCGGATGGAGCTGATGAACACCATCGCCGGTATTGAGCGTTACGCCGCCGCAGAGGGTGATGTGGGGATGTTTATCACGCTGACCGCGCCGTCAAAGTATCACCCGACACGTCAGGTCGGAAAAGGCGAAAGTAAAACCGTCCAGCTAAATCACGGCTGGAATGATGAGGCATTTAATCCAAAGGATGCGCAGCGTTATCTCTGCCGTATCTGGAGCCTGATGCGCACGGCATTCAAGGATAATGATTTACAGGTCTACGGTTTGCGAGTCGTCGAGCCACACCACGACGGAACGCCGCACTGGCATATGATGCTTTTTTGTAATCCACGCCAGCGTAACCAGATTATCGAAATCATGCGTCGCTATGCGCTCAAAGAGGATGGTGACGAAAGAGGAGCCGCGCGAAACCGTTTTCAGGCAAAACACCTTAACCGGGGCGGTGCTGCGGGATATATCGCGAAATACATCTCAAAAAACATCGATGGCTATGCACTGGATGGTCAGCTCGATAACGATACCGGCAGGCCGCTGAAAGACACCGCAGCGGCTGTTACCGCATGGGCGTCAACGTGGCGCATCCCGCAATTTAAAACGGTTGGCCTGCCGACAATGGGGGCTTACCGTGAACTACGCAAATTGCCTCGCGGCGTCAGCATTGCTGATGAGTTTGACGAGCGCGTCGAGGCTGCACGCGCCGCCGCAGACAGTGGTGATTTTGCGTTGTATATCAGCGCGCAGGGCGGGGCAAATGTCCCGCGCGATTGTCAGACTGTCAGGGTCGCCCGTAGCCCGTCGGATGAAGTTAACGAGTACGAGGAAGAAGTCGAGAGAGTGGTCGGCATTTACGCGCCGCATCTCGGCGCGCGTCATATTCATATCACCAGAACGACGGACTGGCGCATTGTGCCGAAAGTTCCGGTCGTTGAGCCTTTGACTTTAAAAAGCGGCATCGCCGCGCCTCGGAGTCCTGTCAATAACTGTGGAAAACTCACCGGTGGTGATACTTCGTTACCGGCTCCCACACCTTCAGAGCACGCCGCAGCAGTGCTTAATCTGGTTGATGACGGTGTTATCGAATGGAATGACCAGGAGGTCGTGAAGGCGCTAAGGGGCGCATTAAAACACGGACTGAGAACACCAAATCGTCAGCAAAGAGCCGGAAGCCCGTTAAAACCGCATGAAATAGCGCCATCGGCCAGAATGACCCGGTCGGAACGAATGCAAATTACCCGTATCCGCGTTGACCTTGCTCAGAACGGTATCAGGCCGCAGCGATGGGTGCTTGAGGCGCTGGCGCGTGGCGCGACCGTAAATTATGACGGGAAAAAATTCACGTATCCGGTCGCTGATGAGTGGCCGGGATTCTCAACAGTAATGGAGTGGAAATGATGGCAAAAATTCACGAGGTAAAGCTGCACGCAAAATATTTTGACCTTGTGCTGGAAGGAAAGAAACGCGCAGAGTTTCGGAAAAATGACCGTAATTATGAGCGCGGGGACACGTTGATTTTGCATGAATGGGTGCAGGGTGTGTTTACGGGGCGAAAGGTTGAAGCCCGGATAACAGATGTTACTGACCTGTCAGACTGGCTGGAAGATTATGTCTTGCTAAGTATTGAGCTGCTTAATACGGGCGCATATAAGATTGTGAACTGGAAAGAACTTAGTGAGCGTGGCCTGGTATTCAGAATTAATCATGAAATTATGCATCAGCTCGGCCTTGCTGTTATGTATGAACCAGAGACGGGGATGTCTGGCGGGGCAATGGTTGCCACGGATGGAGTATGGATCTATTCAGATGAACAGATGGAGCGTGCACAGCAAAACGGGTGGCTCGGATAATGCACAGAATACCAGGCGAGATACCGCACCATAAAAACTAAAAATATCAAGCTGATGGCCATTGTTCACCGTCTACAGCAGATTATGGTCAACGAAAATCTGACGCCCGATGAACTAGTCGGGTGTGCCGAAATAGTCCGGGATAATTACGGGCGACTTAACTATATCGGTATCGGTCAGTCCAGAGTTGCGCCACCACCACGCAGACGATAGAGAACGCCGCCAGTCGTGAAACTTGTTTTCAGGGCTGGCGGCGTTGAACAACGAGCGAAGCGAGGCGTTAGTTGACAGTCATATTTTTACTGCGTTGGTGCTGGTTTTTGACGGTTGAAAGGAGTTAGCCCGGAGAGCAAAAGCCAACAACTTACAAATATTCAAAAGTAAGCTTCCTGTTGCTAACATAAGGTCGATTTTTTATGTGGATGATGCAAAAAGGATAGCTATGGATATTGTAATCGCTTTTCTATCACTCGCTTTTTTCGTTGCTTTTTTCATCGGGTTAATCAAGCCATCACTGGTGCGGATGCCAAACCGTAAACGTGCAAGTGCGGTTTATCTCGGAGGTAGTTTTGCATTGAGCATAATTGGTTCAATACTCTACCCAACAGAAAAAAGCCAGCCAGTTGCTAAAACTGAAACAGCAACCGTAGCAGAACACCAGGCTCAAAAAACATTCGAATATACTGAAAAAACACTCAAGGAATATCGGAACGAGCCAAAGAAGACTCGACACGATATTGTGAATAGTTACATTAACTTTAAGAAAGTGCCAGTCACCGCATCAGATGCATTTTATGCCTGCATGAGTGAGTATACATTTACCAAAGATGATGAGTTGAAACTCGGTGATGTTCTTGGGTGGTGCTTTAATGATTATGAAAATGACCCGAATTCATTAAACAATAAAATCAATCTTGATACATTTCAGAGTAATTTTAGTGGTTGGGATGGTTCTTATCGGCCATTGGAAAAATTAATTAAAGATAATATGAACGATGATTCATCTTATAAACATGTGTCAACGGTATATCATTTGGTTTTGAATAAAGACCCGCACGCCATTGTGAAAACCACGTTTCGCGGCACTAATGCTTATGGTGGAGTGGTAAAGCAGACCGTAGCGGCGCGCGTCAACGTGCGAACGGGGGAGGTCGATTCGATACTCGACAATTAAACAATATAGTGACATACCCCGCCAGTACTGAAACTTGTTTTCAGTGCTGGCGGGGTTAAACAAAGAGCATCGTGAGGCGTTAGATTAAAATCATTTGAGGCAGATAAAATGCTTTGGAAAATAATTTCTTTTTTATTAGTTGGTATTTGTATGTTTGCTTTCGGTTTATGGTTAGGCTCTATTCAGGCTGAATGGGCGAAACCAGAGCATAAAGATGCTGTTGCTTATTTAGCAATGATCGGAGGATGGGTCTCAGGAATTGCAACGTCAGTCGCAGTAATTATTTCATTGTATGCGACATACCAAGCATCACAGAATAATGTTGAAAAATTAAGTTTAACCTATAAGCCTTACTCTAGCGTAGACAAAGAAAATTATTGTGCCAATATTGAGGTTGTAAATTTGCGGAGCGTTCCGGTACATATACAAGAGTTTTGCTTAGAATTTAGTGGGATAAATAATCATTTCAACATAAACGAACTAAAAGCAAATGGGAAGGAGATCCCGTATTCTTTATACCAAGTAGGAGAGAAATGGGAGTTTGCCTTCTATCCTTTTGCAAAGCCGGGAAATATGAGGTTCTATAAAAGCTTAAGTGAGAATGGTAATCCAAGTTTTCGTAGTGGTTTCTTTGTGGTTAAAACATCAATGAAACAATACAAATTAAGGATGCCTAATGAGCTTTTGGAAATTATGAAAATTAGCTATGAAAAGCAAATGGAAATACGGAAGAATTATAAGGAAATGCATGGTAAAGAGATGGGCTTTTAAAACGCATTAACAAGCATCAAATTGCATGCGCATCCCTCCCCTGTTGTGTTTGAGCGCTGCCAGTGATGGTGTGCCTCTGGCGTGTTCGTGCAACTGCATTAAAACCGCCCCATGAAGCGGGCGGGCGAGGCGGGGAAAGCATTGCGCTGGACCTAGAGGCTTTGCTATCTTATTTGATGTTATTGGTATTTATTCAATTGAATGACCGTAGAGGATGAAATGTGTCACATTGAAATTTTTCGGGAAGCACTAACAGTAAAGGATCCTATATATATATACAGGAAGTATCTTTTAGGGCATGACGTGTGGTATTTTAGAAATAAATTGGGAAAATTAAATTATGCAGAGGTTTATGATGATCTTAAGATACTTATGTCAGAAAGATTAGGTGTTCACATTAATAATGTTGCTATTGTTGGAAGTGCGAAGTTAGGATTTAGCATAACACCCACAGAAGATAAAGCCTTTAGAGAGTTTAACGAAGATAGTGATATTGATATTGTTGTCGTATCCCCTGAGCTTTTTAGAAAGTCTTGGGATGCATATCTTGATGTGGCAAAAAGACAAAGAATACCTTATTACTATAAAATCACAAGCAATATATTTAGAAAGTTTGTATCCTTAAAGAATATTGATTATAATAATGAATTCTTTCGAGATTGGAAAAACAAAATAGAACCTTGTCAAAAAGATTTGCAGGTTATATATGAAGTACCGAACGAGATTAACTATAGAATATATGAGTCTTGGGAGGATGTGGAACGCTATCATGTTCAAGGCTTAGAAAAACTTAAAAACTTAATGGGGCAAATTTAAAATGAGTATTGTGAGAAACGTTAAAGTTGAAAGCAGAGATATAAAGTGGGTATCTGATAATTTTAAGTCAGGCGAGTTGGTTATTGATAATTCATTTCAAAGGCGATATGTTTGGGTTAAAAAAGATAAAGTATCGTTAATTGAATCAATACTCCTCGGTTATCCTATTCCTGAAGTTTATCTGTGGCAAAATAAGACCGATCCTGAAACAGGGCAGAGAATTCATTCTATTGTTGATGGGCAGCAACGATTAGGTGCGGTTTTTGATTTTGTAACAGATAAGTTTGCATTAGAAAAACGTTATCTAGAATATAAGGATTCTGATTTTTCTGGAAAAAAATTTTCTGAATTAGATACAGAACAAAAAGCTGTTATCTGGGGATATGATTTTTCAATTCGATTTATTAATAATGATATAACTATTGATGACATTAAAAATTTATTTCTTCGTCTTAATAGAACTAATATAACTCTTAACCCTCAAGAGTTAAGGAATGCGGAATTTAATGGTGAGTTTATTAAATTGGCGAGCTCTTTGTCGGAACATCAATTTTGGACAGAGTTCAAGGTGTTCAACTCATCTGACTTGAGACGAATGCTTGATATCCAGTTTATTAGTACTATGTTAATATTTATTAGAATGGGTATTGCTGAAGAAACATCCCAGGCGGCTATTAACAAAGTTTATGATCAATATAATGAAACGTATCCAGAGGCTGAACAAGATAAAGAGTTGTTCATGGATTTGCTAAATCTGCTTGCTAATATGATAAGGGGTAAGCAATCTCTTGAATATATTGCAAAAAGAAAAACACACCTCTATACATTATTTACATTGTCTTTTTACTTATTTAAAACTGGTATTGATTCTGATAGTGGGTACCAAAATGTAGCTGTAAAATTGGATGAGTGGTTTAATAATTATATAAATGAGGTGGATTTTGATGATGAGATGGTTAACGTTTTATTAAATGAATATCGTACGCTTTCCCAAGAAGGCGTGCAGAAAAAGCAAAATAGGCAACGGAGACTGGATATTTTGAAGGGTTATATAACCATGTAATTATCCCCCCCCCCTAGTATTTAGGAGGGGGCATGGCTTATTGGCTAAAGTTTTTCAGGTTTATTTATTGAACTTGAGAATATACTTATAATTAAACAAGAGGATTATGAATAAAAAGCCGCCCGCAGGCGGCGATGTTCAGCCGTTGTCAGTGTCCAGTGAGTAGTTTTTAAATCGGATGACCTCCTGACCGAGCCAGCCGTTTATCTCGCGGATCCTGTCCTGTAACGGGATAAGCTCATTGCGGACAAAGACCTTTGCCACTTTCTCAATATCACCCAGCGACCCGACGTTCTCCGGCTTGCCACCCATCAACTGAAAGGGGATGCGGTGTGCGTCCAGCAGGTCAGCGGCGCTGGCTTTTTTGATATTAAAAAAATCGTCCTTCGTTGCCACTTCACTGAGGGGGATAATTTTAATGCCGTCGGCTTTCCCCTGCGGGGCATAGAGAAACAGATTTTTAAAGTTATTGCGGCCTTTCGACTTAACCATGTTTTCGCGGAGCATTTCGATATCGTTGCGATCCTGCACGGCATCAGTGACGTACATGATATATCCGGCATGCGCGCCGTTTTCGTAATACTTGCGGCGGAACAGCGTGGCTGATTCATTCAGCCAGGCAGAGTTAAGGGCGCTGAGATATTCCGGCAGACCGTACAGCTCCTGATTAATATCCGGCTCCAGCAGGTGAAACACGGAGCCGGGCGCGAAAGGTGTCGGCTCGTTGAAGGACGGCACCCACCAGTAAACATCCTCCTCCACGCCACGGCGGGTATATTTTGCCGGTGAGGTTTCCAGTCTGATGACCTTACCGGTGGTGCTGTAACGCTTTTCCAGAAACGCATTACCGAATACCAGAAAATCCAGCACAAAGCGGCTGAAATCCTGCTGAGAAAGCCACGGGTGTGGGATAAACGTTGAGGCCAGAATATTACGTTTGACGTAAATCGGTGAGCTGTGATGCACGGCAGCACGCAGGCTTTTTGCCAGACCGGTAAAGCTGACCGGTGGCTCATACCATCTGCCGTTACTGATGCACTCGACGTAATCCAGAATGTCACGGCGGTCGAGTACCGGCACCGGCTCACCAAAGGTGAATGCCTCCATTTTCGGGGCGCTGGCGGTCATTTTTTTTGCCGCAGGTTGCGGTGTTTTCCCTTTTTTCTTGCTCATCAGTAAAACTCCAGAATGGTGGATGTCAGCGGGGTGCTGATACCGGCGGTGAGTGGCTCATTTAACAGGGCGTGCATGGTCGCCCAGGCGAGGTCGGCGTGGCTGGCTTCCTCGCTACGGCTGGCCTCATAGGTGGCGCTGCGTCCGCTGCTGGTCATGGTCTTGCGGATAGCCATAAACGAGCTGGTGATGTCGGTGGCGCTGACGTCATATTCCAGACAGCCACGGCGGATGACGTCTTTTGCCTTGAGCACCATTGCGGTTTTCATTTCCGGCGTGTAGCGGATATCGCGCGCGGCGGGATAGAACGAGCGCACGAGCTGGAACACGCCGACACCGAGGCCGGTGGCATCAATTCCGATGTATTCGACGTTGTATTTTTCGGTGAGTTTGCGGATGGATTCCGCCTGAGTGGCAAAGTCCATGCCTTTCCACTGGTGACGCTCAAGTATTCTGAATTTACCTCCGGCCACCACCGGCGGTGCCAGCACCACGCATCCGGCGCTGTCGCCACGGTGTGACGGGTCGTAACCAATCCATACCGGGCGGGAGCCGAACGGATTGGCGGCAAACGGCGCATAGTCTTCCCATTCTTCCAGCGTGTCGACCATGCAGCGTTGCAGCTCCTCGAACGGGAACACCGACGCCTTGTCGTCAACAAATTCACACATGAACAGGTTTTTAAAATCGTCGGCGCTGTTTTCACGTTTGAGCTGCTCAATGTCGAACAGCGTGCAGCCACCTTTCAGGGCGTCCTCAATGGTGACAATCTGCCGCCACTGGCCGTCCGCACAGAGAAGCCCCCCGGCAAGGGCGTTATGACTGACGTCGATTTCCACGCGTTCGGCGGCGCTGGCGCGTCCCCGGTTGAACAGTTCACCCGACCAGAATGGGTAGGCGTCGTGCGCCAGCGTGGACGGGGTGGAGAAATAGGTCGAGCGCAGGTGGCTCTGTGAGGCCATACCTGATGCCACCTTACGCAGTACCTGAAAATTCGGGATCCAGAAAATCTCGTCGACGTACAGGTCGCCGTTATGGCTCTGTGCGGTGTTGGAGTTGGTGCCGAGAAAAATCAGTTTTGCGCCGTTATTGCCCAGGACAATCGGGTCACCGGTCAGGTCAACGTCAACCAGCCGGGCAAAGGCGATGATGTATTCGCGGAACACATACGCCTGCGTTTTACTGGCCGACAGAAAAATCTGGTTATGACCGGTTTTCAGGGCGCGCAGCAGCGCCTCGCGGGAAAAATAAAACGTCGCGCCAATCTGGCGGGATTTCAGGATATCGCGGATGCGGTGCTCAAGCCCGGCGCGATACCAGTGCAACTGATAGTCGAAAGACTGCTCAAAGAAAATCTGCTCCAGCTTTTCGATGGCCTCGTCACTGAAAAAATTCTTTTTCGGTTTGCGCCGCCCGCCTTTGTTGCGGTTAGCGACGTTCGGATTAAGGTCTGCCTCGTTGCCGGTCTGGCTGTAGCGGTTGACCCGTGCCAGTCGTTCAATCTGGCGTCCCAGCAGGTCAATTTCCTTGAAGTCACTGCCGGTTTTCTGCGGTTTGATGATGAGCTGGGTCAGCCGCGCTTCCAGGCTCATTTCCACACGGCTGATGGGGGCAACACTGTCCCAGCCGTCGCGCTGTTTCCAGCTCTGCACCGTCGGGCGTTTCATCTGCAACATGGCGGCAATCTGCGGCACGGAAAACCCCTGCCAGTACAGCAGCGCCGCCTGACGACGCGGGTCGTGTAAAAGAGTGGTGTCTGTGGTGATGGTCATGAATACCTCGCCGTGATGAATACACGGCAAGGCTACTGAGTCGCGCCCCGCGATTCGCTAAGGTGCTGTTGTGTCAGTGATAAGCCATCCGGGACTGATGGCGGAGGATGCGCATCGTCGGGAAACTGATGCCGACATGTGACTCCTCTAATCACTATTCAGGACTCCTGACAATGGCAAAAAAAGTCTCAAAATTCTTTCGTATCGGCGTTGAGGGTGACACCTGTGACGGGCGTGTCATCAGTGCGCAGGATATTCAGGAAATGGCCGAAACCTTTGACCCGCGAGTCTATGGTTGCCGCATTAACCTGGAACATCTACGCGGCATTTTGCCTGACGGTATTTTTAAGCGTTATGGCGATGTGGCCGAACTGAAGGCCGAAAAGATTGACGATGATTCGGCGCTGAAAGGCAAATGGGCGCTGTTTGCGAAAATCACCCCGACCGATGACCTTATCGCGATGAACAAGGCCGCGCAGAAGGTCTACACCTCAATGGAAATTCAGCCGAACTTTGCCAATACCGGCAAATGTTATCTGGTGGGGCTGGCCGTCACCGATGACCCGGCAAGCCTCGGCACGGAATACCTGGAATTCTGCCGCACGGCAAAACACAACCCCCTGAACCGCTTCAAATTAAGCCCTGAAAACCTGATTTCAGTGGCAACGCCTGTTGAGCTGGAATTTGAAGACCTGCCTGAAACCGTGTTCACCGCCCTGACCGAAAAGGTGAAATCCATTTTTGGCCGCAAACAGGCCAGCGATGACGCCCGTCTGAATGATGTGCATGAAGCGGTGACCGCTGTTGCTGAACATGTGCAGGAAAAACTGAGCGCCACTGAGCAGCGCCTCGCTGAGATGGAAACCGCCTTTTCCGCACTTAAGCAGGATGTGACTGACAGGGCGGATGAAACCAGCCAGGCATTCACCCGCCTGAAAAACAGTCTTGACCACACCGAAAGTCTGACCCAGCAGCGCCGCAGCAAGGCCACCGGTGGTGGCGGTGACGCCCTGATGACGAACTGCTGACCGGCGTCAGTCAGTCCGGGAAAACCTTCACGATTAACCCTTAATTTCAGGAAAAACTATGCGCCAGGAAACCCGCTTTAAATTTAATGCCTACCTGTCCCGTGTTGCCGAACTGAACGGCATCGACGCCGGTGATGTGTCGAAAAAATTCACCGTTGAACCGTCGGTCACCCAGACCCTGATGAACACCATGCAGGAGTCCTCTGACTTTCTGACCCGCATCAACATTGTGCCGGTCAGCGAAATGAAAGGGGAAAAAATTGGCATCGGTGTCACCGGCTCCATTGCCAGCACCACCGACACCGCCGGTGGCACCGAGCGTCAGCCGAAGGACTTCTCGAAGCTGGCGTCAAACAAGTACGAATGCGACCAGATTAACTTCGATTTTTATATCCGCTACAAAACGCTTGACCTGTGGGCGCGTTATCAGGATTTCCAGCTCCGTGTCCGTAACGCCATTATCAAACGCCAGTCCCTTGATTTCATCATGGCCGGTTTTAACGGCGTGAAGCGTGCCGAAACCTCTGACCGCAGCAGCAATCCGATGCTGCAGGATGTGGCGGTCGGCTGGCTGCAGAAATACCGCAATGAAGCCCCGGCGCGCGTGATGAGTAAGGTCACTGACGAGGAAGGCCGCACCACCTCTGAGGTTATCCGCGTGGGTAAGGGCGGTGATTATGCCAGCCTTGATGCACTGGTGATGGATGCGACCAACAACCTGATTGAGCCGTGGTATCAGGAAGACCCTGACCTTGTGGTGATTGTGGGGCGTCAGTTACTGGCGGACAAGTATTTCCCCATCGTTAACAAGGAGCAGGACAACAGCGAAATGCTGGCCGCTGACGTCATCATCAGCCAGAAACGCATCGGTAACCTGCCGGCGGTACGCGTCCCGTACTTCCCGGCGGATGCGATGCTCATCACGAAGCTGGAAAACCTGTCCATCTACTACATGGATGACAGCCATCGCCGAGTGATTGTGGAAAACCCGAAACTCGACCGCGTGGAGAACTACGAGTCAATGAACATTGATTACGTGGTGGAAGACTACGCCGCCGGTTGTCTGGTGGAAAAAATTAAGGTCGGTGATTTCTCCACACCGGCTAAAGCGACCGCAGAGCCGGGAGCGTAACCGATGACGAGTCCCGCACAGCGCCACATGATGCGGGTCTCGGCAGCGATAACCGCGCAGCGGGAAGCCGCCCCGCTGCGACATGCAACTGTCTATGAGCAGATGCTGGTTAAGCTCGCCGCAGACCAGCGCACACTGAAAGCGATTTATTCAAAAGAGCTGAAGGCCGCGAAAAAACGCGAACTGCTGCCGTTCTGGTTGCCGTGGGTGAACGGCGTGCTGGAGCAGGGCAAAGGTGCACAGGATGACATTCTGATGACGGTCATGCTGTGGCGTCTGGATACCGGCGATATTGCCGGTGCGCTGGAGATTGCCCGTTATGCCCTGAAGTACGGTCTGACCATGCCGGGTAAACACTGCCGCACCCCGCCGTACATGTTCACCGAGGAAGTGGCGCTTGCGGCCATGCGCGCTCACGCTGCCGGTGAGTCTGTGGATCCCCGCCTGCTGATGGACACCCTCGAACTGACCGCCACGGCTGACATGCCTGATGAAGTGCGCGCAAAGCTGCACAAAATCACCGGTCTGTTTCTGCGTGACGCTGGTAATGCCGCAGGGGCGCTGGCACACCTGCAACGTGCGACACAGCTCGACTGTCAGGCAGGCGTCAAAAAAGAGATTGAACGACTGGAGCGGGAGCTGAAACCGAAGCCGGAGCCGCAGCCCAAAGCGGCCACCCGCGCCCCGCGTAAGACCCGGAGCGTGACACCGGCAAAACGTGGACGCCCGAAAAAGAAAGCCAGTTAACAACCGAATGCGCCCCGCGCCAGGGCGGCACGCCGGTCAGTGAGGGTGAATCACCTGACACTGCACCGGCGTCCACCGCCCGACTTTTCAGAGGTAGTCATGATGACGCTGATTATTCCGCGAAAGGAGGCTCCCGTGTCCGGTGAGGGTACGGTGGTCATCCCGCAACCGGCAGGCGACGAGCCGGTGATTAAAAACACGTTCTTTTTTCCCGATATCGACCCGAAGCGCGTCCGGGAACGTATGCGCCTTGAGCAGACCGTCGCCCCCGCCCGTCTGCGTGAGGCCATCAAGTCAGGCATGGCAGAGACGAATGCGGAGCTGTACGAGTACCGCGAACAGAAAATTGCCGCCGGTTTTACGCGTCTGGCGGACGTCCCGGCGGACGACATCGACGGTGAAAGCATCAAGGTTTTTTACTACGAGCGCGCCGTGTGTGCGATGGCGACCGCGTCGCTTTATGAGCGTTACCGCGGCGTGGATGCCAGTGCGAAAGGCGACAAGAAGGCCGACAGCATTGACAGCACCATTGATGAGCTGTGGCGGGATATGCGCTGGGCGGTGGCGCGTATCCAGGACAAGCCGCGCTGCATCGTGAGTCAAATCTGATGAAGACCTTTGCGCTACAGGGCGACACGCTCGACGCCATCTGTGTCCGGTATTACGGGCGCACTGAGGGCGTGGTCGAAGCCGTGCTCGCCGCAAATCCGGGACTGGCTGAACTGGGTGCGGTGCTGCCACACGGCACCGCCGTCGAACTGCCCGACGTTCAGACCGCGCCCGTGGCTGAAACTGTCAATCTGTGGGAGTAACGCATGACAGCAGAAGAAAAAAGCGTCCTGTCGCTTTTCATGATTGGGGTGCTGATTGTTGTCGGCAAGGTGCTTGCCGGTGGTGAACCCATCACCCCGCGTCTGTTTATCGGGCGCATGTTGCTCGGTGGTTTTGTCTCGATGGTTGCCGGTGTTGTTCTGGTGCAGTTCCCTGACCTGTCACTGCCTGCGGTGTGCGGCATCGGCTCCATGCTGGGTATCGCCGGTTATCAGGTGATTGAGATTGCCATTCAGCGCCGTTTTAAGGGCAGGGGGAAACCGTAATGCCGGTAATTAACACGCATCAGAATATCGCCGCCTTTCTCGACATGCTGGCCGTGTCCGAAGGGACGGCGAATCATCCGCTGACGAAAAACCGGGGCTATGACGTGATAGTCACCGGACTGGACGGGAAGCCGGAAATTTTCACCGACTACAGTGACCACCCGTTCGCGCATGGCCGACCGGCGAAGGTGTTTAACCGTCGCGGTGAAAAATCCACGGCCTCCGGTCGCTATCAGCAGCTTTACCTGTTCTGGCCGCACTACCGCAAACAGCTTGCCCTGCCTGATTTCAGTCCGTTGTCACAGGACAGACTCGCCATTCAGTTGATCCGCGAACGCGGTGCACTGGATGACATCCGGGCGGGACGCATTGAGCGCGCCATTTCACGCTGTCGCAATATCTGGGCGTCCCTGCCGGGTGCCGGTTACGGTCAGCGTGAGCATTCACTGGAAAAACTGGTCACCGTCTGGCGTACCGCTGGCGGCGTACCGGCTTAAACGGAGTAAACACCATGAAGAAATTATCCCTTTCACTGATGCTGAACGTGTCGCTGGCGCTGATGCTGGCACTGTCACTGATTTACCCGCAGAGCGTGGCCGTCAATTTTGTCGCTGCCTGGGCGATTCTGGCGACGGTTATCTGTGTGGTTTCCGGTGGTGTCGGCGTGTATGCCACTGAGTATGTACTGGAACGCTACGGGCGGGAGCTGCCGCCGGAATCGCTGGCCGTGAAGATTGTCACGTCGCTGTTTTTGCAGCCGGTGCCGTGGCGCAGACGGGCGGCGGTTCTGGTAGTGGTGGTGGCGACGTTTAGCTCGCTGGTCGCTACCGGGTGGATTTTTACCGCGCTGATTTATCTCGTGGCATCGGTGTTCTTCCGGCTGATACGTACGGCCTGCCGTCAGCGTTTTGAGGGGCGGGAACCATGTCAAAGCTGATGATTGTGCTGGTTGTGTTGTTATCACTGGCGGTGGCGGGTCTGTTTCTGGTGAAACACAAAAATGCCAGCCTGCGCGCTTCGCTGGACAGGGCAAACAACGTCGCCAGTGAACAGCAGGCGACCATCACCATGCTGAAAAATCAGCTTCATGTTGCACTCACCAGGGCAGACAAAAACGAGCTGGCGCAGGTGGCACTGCGTCAGGAACTGGAAAACGCCGCGAAGCGTGAAGCACAGCGCGAGAAAACCATCACGAGGTTACTGAATGAAAACGAAGATTTTCGCCGCTGGTACGGTGCTGACCTGCCTGATGCTGTGCGCCGGTTGCACCAGCGCCCCGCCTGCACCGACGCCAGTGATTGTCCACAACGCCTGCCCGAAAGTGAGCCTTTGCCCGATGCCGGGCAGTGACCCGCAGACGAACGGCGATTTAAGTGC